TAGAGACGGAGCGTAGATCACGTCCGTCGTCTGGATAGTTGCGGACGTGGGATCAGCTAAGGCAACATCCGTGTCCCCATAGGCAAGGAAGAATGGCATCCTGGCCTTCAGGGCGATTGCCCGTCTCAATGCTTGTCGAGTTGCGGTCGGTTCGGTCATGCGCCCATCCTATGCTAATGCTATGCCCCACTTGTCGGATAGATAGGTTTCCACAAGGCCCCTGTTGGCACTAGAGAGTGCGCCCGTGTAGACGACGACCTCATAGAGTTGACCATCGAACCCATACTGGGTCATGTCATACTCGCGCCCCATACCCACCGTCCCCCCAAGAGCCTTCTGCGCCCACGCCTTACCGGTCGCTATGGACGCCCCATCACGGAAGACGCTTGCCCCCGCATCATCAAAAACAAACGAGAGGATTTGAACGGCATTGGTTGCCGCAACGGCGTTGTTCCATCCCTCCGGAAGAGTGATCCAGCCGACCCAGCCGACTGTCGCCGTAACACTAGAGACAATGAACCTCCCGGTCTGAAAGTCAAAGAGCCGTTGATCCGCGTTTACATTTGTTGTCTCTGTTTTGGTAGCAAAGATGAAGGTGTAGTCTTGTGCGCTCACTCCCGTAGAAAAATCGACCAGCATCCCATGATTGGTGCGGTCGAAATCTACCCCCGGTAGGCCATTCTGCTGGTTGGTCATGTAGATCGGCTTCTTGGCCTCAGTGGTCTGAGTGGCATGACGAGCGTTGCCGCTCAGGTCACTCCAGGAGGCGACGGGGTCGTTATTCGCCAGTCCTGTTATCTCGCTGGCGTCCAGCCACAAGACAAGCCCCACAAGATCCGTAGGTGCCCAAGCGGCCGCAGCTATACCTTTTGATCGACGAACTCTACGCATCATCTTACTCCCTATGTCGTCACAGAGCGGACGGTCGCTACTCTCCCCAGGACGAATATCTCCAGCTTGTCCGAATCCGCCGCGATCGAGTCACAGTCAAGGATCTTCATCGACCAGTGGTTCGGCATGATGATGTCCGGTAGCGTTCGGGTCAGATGGTCGGTATCGACAAAGGAGGTCATATCCTGGCCCCCAACGAAGAAGTTGTAGTATCGAACTCCACTACCCGCCGTAGCACTGTCCGCCGCCGCCTGATTGACCGCCGACACCGCTCGGAAGATAGGGTCCTCATCTGAGTCCTGATAGATGACCTGGAGCCTACGGTTCCCTGCCGTATCTGTCGTGGCAGTCATTTGTATCCGAATGGAATCAATCAGGTAGATCAGGTTCCCGTCAGTCGGGGCGCTGGATGTCCCAAACACCCATTCCCCATCCGCCGCCCCAGCTGCTGTGTCCGAGTATAGAAAGGGTCTCCATTCATAGTCAGCGGCCATGTTACGCCTCGTATCCGGCGATCTCGCCAAAGACCTGAAGTTCCATCAGGTCGCTGCCAGGGTCTAGGGCCGACTGTTCTAACACAACCAGGTTGCAGCCCTCGGGCAACCAAACGTCCGGCAGGGTATTGGTCAGTTGGTCAGTGTCTACGAAGGCTGTCTGGTCGGCAAGGCTGGTCCCGAAGTTGTAGAACCGAACCGCCGACGCAGCTAGCACCGCTCCACCCCGAACCTCCAACACGATGTCCCCATCCGAGTCTGTCATCCGAACCACGGGGGTCCGGTTCCCTACCGTATCGGACGCTGTGTACTTCAGATGGACCCCAGTGATGTGAAGGATTCGCCCAGTGGGAACGGGGAGCGTATCCCCTGCCCCCGTCAACGTGCTGTCATTGTGAAAGTAAGGCTTCCAGTCCATTTGCTCACCTCGCGTTATCCACCGCCAAAATCTGTGATTGATACTGGCGGTCCCTACCCGTCCCAAGCCGGACGGAAATCCTATCCTGTTCAGCCTCTAAGTCCCGCGATCTCATCCCCGAAGTCAGGGCGGCCTCTCGGGCGGCCTCGTCATCCATTGCCGTCTTCACATGTCGATAGCGGTCCGCAAAGACTGAAGGCACCCCAAGGTTGTGGCCGGGCTTCAGGTCGTAATACTGATGCATAATCCGTACCCGGATCGGCAGGAGCCTAGGCGTCGGAGTACCATTGACCATAATCGTCTCCACCACCCCTGGGCACTGCACGTCTTCTTTTGGCCCATTGGCGATCATCCAGTCCAGTTGCAGCTTCTTAGATTCCCTGGTAGCAACAGACTTGGTCCTAGCGTCCTGATACATCTTGGACGCCCGAGCTTCCATTTGGGCCTTCTTATCGCCCGTAGCAATCCGCTTCTCGGCGTCCGACCAAACCTCGTCATAGAACTTCACCGGATCCTCAGACCACCGACGCTCGGCGTCTTCAATCTCAGAGGCCCGTGCCCGCATCTTGTTGATGTGATCGGCATACTTCGGGTTCTCTAGGACTGCCTGATCCCCCATCAGGTACCGATCCAGAGCTAAGGCAAGCTCCATCGCCTCTGCCTGCTTGGCCGTCGGCATCTTGGTCAGGAATGCCCTGACCGCCGGGTCTTCCCCAATCCCATCCAGACGGACCTTGGAACGAAGAATCTCCTCAGCCCGCTGCTGGGCTGCCGCTCGGCGCTTGCGTCGGCTGCTCATCTGGGACCTCCTCCCCGTCGTAGTAATCAATGTACTCCTCAATCAGCTTGAGGTTCTTTTCTTTCTCTTCCTTCTTAGGGTCCTCAATCTTGTGTCCGTTCGGGTCGTAGAGGACCGGGCCTTCTTGTTCCGATAGACGAACATCGGCCCCAAAGGTTGGGGCAATCTGCCTATCTATACGGTTCAGCAACCCATTGATATACTGACGAGCACCCGTTACGGCATTCAGCCTTCCGAACGATTGCTCAATTTGCTTCATGGCGTTCTCAAGTTCTGTCTCCCAGCGGGCCTTCTCATCCGGCGTCTTTGCCGCCTGGATTTGTCCTGCAAAGTAGTTCCTGACCCCCTGAACGGAATTTAGCTTTGCCATCGCCTGGCCCTCTTCATTCTTCATCCGGACCAGATCAAACTCAATGGCCTGCCGCCCGACGTTTGGGAGCCAGTCGAACCCATACCGCTGCCCCCGTAGCAGGTTGGCTTCCTTGGGCAGATGTATCTTGACTCCCCGCCCCATCATGAAGCCAATCCAGAACTCCCCATTCGGTCGCTGATACTTGTACTCGGTGTCACTGGCCATCTCGACACCATACATCCCGACTTCCTTGTAGCCCATCCAGGCCGCAAGTCCCAGCATATAGGATATGGAACTACAGTAGTAGTTGATCCCCAGGTCCCTCTCGATCTCATCTAAGGGGAACTTGATGGATGCGGGAACGTCGGCAAACTGATCCTGCATGTAGATCGGGAATGCCTTGGGCTCCCCGAGAGGTTTCTGTGCTCTCAACCACTCCGGGTGCTTAGGGTCGTTTGGATTGCCTTGGCGCATGAAATCGAGGTAGGGGTGTATCTGGAACCATCGGTCCCAGCGCCTCATCCACTGGAAGCGGTACTCCTCATTGAGACCCCAGATTTCCCATGTAGGGTCGTCAAATGGAGCAAAGTGGCGGGTCGTCTTAGAGAACGCAACGATCGCCACCTTATCGGTCACGCGTTTCCAAGGATCGGTGACCCTACCAGTCGGACCTGGCCTCTTCTCCCGTGCGGGGACCTCCCGACGCTCAACAGGGATATCCTCCACGGGCATCGTGAAGATCTTATCGTCCATGTTCATAGGACAACCTCCTGGTTGTTGTCGGGGAGAGGACACGGAACTCCAGGATAGCTCCGCCTCGGGATCTGGCCCTAGTCCCCTCCCCTAACTATGGTAGATTGTTACCGGAAAGCACCCGTTACCCAAGACTGCTTTCCGCTATTCAGACGGTAAAGCAACACGGGGGTAACAACACCAGCACTCGCACCAGAACCCCACACGAAACTCAGGGTCGCTCCATCGGGATAGTCCGTATCCGTGTACTTCTCGAACCTCCAATAGAACGGCCTGGAATCTGTGTCTGCTAGGGTTCCTTGACCAAGATTGATCAGATGGTTTCCATCTGAGTCGTCAACGGTTGCCGTGATGTAGTCGGCCCATGCTGTGCTAACACGAAACCCGATACCCACGACCTCGCAGTTACCAGGAAGCGTGAACATTGCGGCCGGGGACGTATCCGAGTAGGTGATAGCATCACCATAGGCTTCCCAGAGCATCGCCTCAGCCAGTTCTTGGGCAGGCCAACCGAGTTTTGGTGCAGGCTTGATAAGCACTACTGACATGGTTGGTCTCCTTTACCTGGCCATCGAGTAGATGAGGATGAACTTCGTCAGTCCAGCATCACAGGCAGTCGTGCTGAGGGGGAACGTAGCCGCGATGGTCGCTCCCGTGTCGTAGAACTTGCCTAGTGCGTTGCTAGCTTGCCGACCGATCCCCGTAGGCCCGTTGGCCGAGTCGTTCGGGGCGAGTTGAGTGTCAGTGAACCAGGTATCTACGCTGGACGTATCTCCAACGGTGATGTTTCCATCATCACTGGTTCCCCAAGAGTCCGGGGTGATGCCATAGATGCCGTGAACAAAGACCCCCGCAGGTAGTGTCCACAGGTTCACGGTTTGTGCGGCCGAAGAGCCGGTCACGGCGATGTCGTCACTATCGACATCCGTACCCCACGTCACAGCCGATGTGTTCCGACCCGTCAGGTACATGATGACTTCGTCGGCTCTCTCCGCCCAGGGGTTGTCCCCTAGGTAGATGTCACCGTAGGGAGGAATAGTTTTAGCCATTATTCCTCCCTTATCGAGCCATAGACCAAACGAGTACGAACTTGGTCAGTCCAGTCACAACGGCCGAGTGGGCAAGCGGGAAGGTGGCGGAGATGGTTGCACCCGTGTCATAGAACTTTCCGGCCGGAGGCGTCAAGGCGTTGGTCTTGAAGACGCCAGCGGCATCGGTCGCGCAGGGGGCGAGCAGCGTGTCCGTAAAGTACGTATCCACTGCGCCTGTGTCCCCAACCGTGATGTTGCCATCGTCGCTGTTGGTTCCCCAAGAGTCGGCCGTGTTGGCATAGATCGCTTTCACGAACGCTCCCGCAGGTAGAACCCACAGGCCCACCGTCTGGGCCGCCGAAGACGCCGTTACAGCGATATCGTCGCTGTCCACGTCCGTCCCGTAGGTCACAGCCGATGTGTTCTGGCCTGTCAGGTACATGATAACCTCGTCCACTCGCACGGCCCAGGGGTTATCGCCTAGGTACTGATCTCCATACGGAGGAAGGGTTTTAGCCATTGCAAAATCTCCTTACTTACCGGATTACGAGCTAACTGCGTGCTCTAGTGCGCGGACCCAAACGGCATTCAGAACCGCGGACTTGTGGACCATCTTCCAGCCGATCGTCCCACGCTGCTTCAACGGGTCGAACCCAGTCCCACCAAGGTCATTGATGATGAGTTCAACCGGTTTTTGCTGCGGGCGTCCGGTCTGGACAGCCAGTTCCCCACCGCCTGCATCCAAACTCACGTTCGGGGTCAGTGCCGCGATCCCTGCCGCTCCGATGGCCTCGTTACCCATGAAGAGGGTCGTATACACATCGATCGAACTGGTGCCCGCGGCCGAGTTCACATAGGCATTACTGGTCACATAGATCTTGCAACGCAGAAGGCTACCCATCTCGCCACGTCGGTACGCCTCTCCGCCCTCACGAGTGATAAGCGTAGCGAACATCGAGTCCTGCATCAGGGTGAGCCAGGTGAAGGGGTGAGCCACAACCCAGTAGCTATTACCCTCGATGGGCATGGCATTCGCACTGTCGAGGTTCGCCACCTGGGATAGGAAGTCGGAGAACGCGATCTTGTCATTCGTGGAGTCAACCGTAGCGGTCGTGGTGGCCCCACCTGCGTAGTCCGCCGTCGCCCCAGCCTCAAGAACGTCGCGGATCAGGGTGTCCACAGACAGCCCTGCCTGTTCGCCCAGGATGCTGGAGAACTCAGAGAGCAAAGGATCGTAGGCCGTCATGATGATCTTGTCCGTGAAGCCAAGCCAAGCACCATACCACAGGGGCGTGATGGTGGTCGTGGCCACGGTCGGGCTAGCCAGCTCGTTGGGGGTGTTCCCCTCCGTCAACTCGGATGTAACGGCTGAAAGCCCGGCGTACTTGCGAAGTTCGTAAGCACCAAACTGATTGAGTCGTGCAGAGGTGACGTGCTTGCCGTGAACAAGGCGCGGGAGAGCACGGCTGAGTAGCCGCTTCTCGTAAAGCGTCTTGACGGCATCACTCAAAGCAGCAACATTGGCGTGAGCCATCGTAAGTCTCCTAGTTTATCCCCCTTGTCAGAACGCCTTACGGCGTAGACAAGCCGGGGATTTGTTTGTTCAGGTCTTGTTGTCCCGTCTCGAAGATCCGCCAGATTTCCTCTTCGGAGAGTGGTCTGCCGACCTTCTCGGAGTACAACTTCTGCAACTGCGCAAATGCCTCATTCGGGGTCATCTGTGCAGGCGGCGTACCTGTTCCCGTCACGACCTGAGGTGGCGTTGGGCGTCCAGGTACGGGGGCCGCAGGTTGGACCGGAGCAACGGCCGCAGGTGCCGCTTCCGCTTTGGCGCGCAGGTCTCGGATATACTCCTCGAACCGGCTGTCCGCCTCACGGAAGAATACATCAGGGTCGGAGAACTCTAGGTCTGCCAAGTTGACACCCAACCTGGTCAGACGTTGAGCATAGTTGATCATGGAGATGGCTGCTTGGCGAGCACCCTTCTCCTGCTCCAACTCTTCCTGCAATCTTCGCTCTTTGTCCGTTCGAGACTCGGCTTCGTAGGCTGAACGCTCTTCCGGCGTCATTCTTGCCAGAAGATCCGATTCCAACCTAGAGGTCAAATCACGAATCTCGCGGTCCCGCTCTGCCAATTGACGGGAATACTGGGAATCGAGTTTGGACTGGAGACCAGCCATATCTCTCTTCCACTTGGCCTCAATGGCATCCCGCTCCTTGGCCATGCGGGTGTTCCACTCAGCCTCGGCATCGACAGGCTGTGCAGGGGCATCCACTACACCAACTGCGCCTGGTTGTACAGGGGCAGGTGCAGGAACTCCCGTGGCGGGCACCGTGGGCTTATCACCCTCAGAACCGCCAGTAGCGCCTTCAACTCTTGGCATCGGAAACATCGTCTTTCTCCTTTATTGTAAGGTTCACCACTTAGACTACCACACCAGATGGGCCTAGCGCAAGTGTTATTGTCAAGACGGTTACTTACGAACCTTAGCCTTTTCTTGACCTTCTGCCATCTTGGCCAGAAGTTCCTCTTCCTCTGGTGATAAGCCCCCAGTTGTTCCTCCACCCCCGCCCGATCGGGTCAAGCTGGCCCCTCCCAATGGGGGCAAGTTGCCCCCGGCCCCACCAGAGCCCAACCTCCTCCCGGCCTGGAGCAGTTCTCGCCCCTCGGCAGCACCACGATAGCCCAGAGGGATGTAGGACAAACGCCGGGTAGGCGTCCGGGTTCCACCACCCCCTCCACGCCTGCCTCCCCCTCCACCGCCACCTCCGCCCCCTCTAGTTGTGGTAACTTCACCAAGGTAATACTGTGCCCAGACGGGATGGGACATGCCCCACATATCCTTCATGGCATAGTATTGATCGATCAGGCCAGATAAGGTTGGATCCTGCTCCCTGGCAGCGGCCCGCTCCGATTGGCTGAGGGACATGTACCAACTGAAGGTTGTCCAGAAGTCCTCCCCAAGCCGCCCCGTCACAAGTCCCCGAAATTGGTCCTGCTCCTCTCGGGCCTGTGAGCGGCTCGCAAGCTCCTCATCACCCACCGGCTGGTTGTATCCAAGCTCCCTCAAGGTCCGTTCTAGGATGGCCTCAAACTGCTGGGCGTCTTCGGGATTCCGCCAATCGGCCGTGGAGGTTGTCCGTCGGAACGCCTCCATCCACCCGTCATCGCCCTCATTCCGACGGAATGTATCCATAAAGTCGTCGTAGGCGGCCCCAGGTGGGACACGATTGAGAAGGTTCCAGATGCGCTCATCCCGTCCCGCAGCGGCCTCTCCAACCCGCAACTCTGCATTCTGAGCCTGACGATCTTCCATGGATAGGATGGCCCGCCCATAAAGGCCCTGCCGAATGTCTTGAACCGTGAAACGATCCCCGTACCGGGCCTGCATCCACTCGATGATGTCTTCCTCAGTCGGACGACCATCCGGCCCAAACTGACGTAGGAAGTTCCTCTCAAGAAGTTCCCGCCCCTCGGGGGTTGTTGCCTTCCCAACCTCTTCGTAGTACCGCTCTTGGAAGTTGTGAACCCAGACGTAGTTGATTGCCGAGTGAATATCGTCGGTTTCGATCCGCCACTGCTCCAACCCAGCCGCATTGGTCTCCGCAACCAGCATGAGACCTAGGTCCTCCGGCCGGTTGAGCGCGGCGTTCATGAAGTTGGCCTCAGCAAAACGGGTCTGCATCTCCCTCATCATGGGGGCCGCAATGGCAGGTAGGCGGTCCAGCCACGTCTGGTAGTCCCGCTGGTAGTCAGCGTAGACCTCATACCGATCAGGATCCCACGACGGAGCCCCATCCAGTAGGGTGTGCCACCACAGGTTACGGAAGTCCTCGTAGACCAACTGTTCGGGCTTGTAGCCGATAACCCAATCACGGGGCGCTAAGGGGTACCGCAGTTCCAGGTCTGCTACCTCGGCCGCATATCGCCGCTGGATTTCAATTTCGACCGCGGGGTTGTTACCGGCCGGCAGGGCATGTAGAGCTTGGTCTCTCACCTGTCGAATACGCTCCCACTCAGCCATATACTCATGCCGCTGGCGCTGGGATTCTATGTTGAACGCCACGATGACGTTGTAGCTCATCCCATCCACAGACTCGTAGGATGAGGAAACCCGACTGACCCGATCATAATATGCCTGGGGGCTCTCTCGGGTCGGGTCATAGGGCTCTGATCCAGACGGAACCCGAACCCAGGAGAAAGCCGTATAGAGGTTGGCGGCGTAGTTCGCTGGCACGTCATTGATGCGGCTGGTGATGATGCCCCACATCTGCTCGATATCCTTCGGTAGCTCCAACATGTGCGCCCCAAGAACATCGTTGGCAGCCCACCGCAGGCGGGCATTCTCGGCCCTGGTGTAGAGTAGGCGGGCATCCGCGTCTGTGTGCATTCTTGGATAGATCCCCGTGAAGTAGCCCAGAGTCGCAGTCAACCAGTCATCCGTCTGAATATGGCCGTAGGCTTCTTCCCATAGCCTCTGGGCCGCCGGGTCCTCGCCCCGAGCATACATGTCCAAGGCATTCTGTGCCGTATCCAGAAGCGCCCACCTTTGAGCGTCCGTCATGCTTGGATCGGCAATTTGCTCCAGGAAGCTGATTAGGATCTGCTGCTCGACTAGGAAGTCGATGTAGGATGCGTCGGGATCCAAAAGTTCCATCGCCAAACGACCAAATGTCGTCTGCCGGGCCACTCTCTTCAGAAGGGCATTAGCAACCGGTGGGATAAGCTGTGCTTGGGGCAGCAAACCCATCGGCTGGTAGATGTCAGCGTCCAACGTCCCCGTAACCCGGAAGAGAAGCGGCACCCAAGGCGATGGGGATGCCCCAAACATCGACAGGGAACGCAACGCGATGCTGGTTGCGATAGTCCCAAACCCTACATCCTGGTCGGTCATCTCCTGAAGATCGTAGTAATCCAGGTTTGGGAAGACGTAGCGCATGGATAACGGCCCAGTCGGGTTCCACCACATCCCGTTCCCCAAGGGGATCAGGCCCCGCATGGACGGCAGCGGTTCCCCCCTGGATGTTGCAAAGCCGTGCTGCCAGGCGACCATGCTGGTGTTGCTCATGTACCGTAGGTACCATCCAACCAACTCTGGATCGTGAACCATGGCCCCCAACCAGAATGGGATCGATCGGGATGGGAACATCCAGAACGGGACGACATTCTTCATCATCCGGTCGAACTGAGAGAACTGATGGTAGCCGATGAAGATACGGTTGGTCTCTTCGAGGACGCCCCGATAGTTGCGACCCAAGAACTCGCCCCCACTCATGACGGCCTCTTCACCAAGCGCCATGTTCTCGACGTAGCCACGCCCAATGCGTTGGATGAGGGTCTGCTGCTCAGGAGATAGCTGACGGAAGAGGACATCCCCCTCAACCATTCGATTACGAATGTGAGAGCGTATGTCATCCGTCAATTGACGGAACTGATTGACGAAGGCTGTTTGGTCGTCCAGAGCCCGGAAGTAAGCCACCACGTTCGGGTCCATCATCTCCCGGCTAGGATATCGGAACCGACGACTACCAAGCCCCATCGGGATGCCCTCGCGCTCGGCCTCTCTCATAATACGGGCTTCCCACGCCGAGATTAGTTCCTCAAGATGCCTCTCGATCTGTGCTTCCCGACGAAAGTCACCAGCCGCCGCATAGGCGTGCATCCGCATCCGAAGATGTTCAGCCAAGTTATCGAATGAATCAGTCGCCATTCGTCCATCAGGAAGTCTCTGTCCCCCATACAGATCGTTGACACTCCGACCGCTGTCAAAACTGAAGGGCTCCTGAACATTCGGCCCTATCATCTCTCCCCATACACCCCGCCTCAGGTTTTCCTGTCGAGCCTGTAGCGATGCTTGTGCCGCCGCTCTAGCCTGGGCTACCTCGGGAGCAGGAGCCTGAACCCCAGGCGGGGACGCATCCAACGGCAACCACTCTACAGATCCCTCGGGGAACAGGACATAGCGGTAGGGTTGATCCGTTCGGCTTGTGGCCGCGTCAATGGCCTCCTGAAGTCTTCTCTCATAGTCCGGTCCGGGCGCAACCGTTACATTGTTGACCCCCTGACCATGTTCAAACT